CGGTACTGTGAGTGAGCTTAGCGTGATTACGGATGCTGCGATCGTGGTCGGTATCGTGGTCCTGGTGTTCATGGTTGGCCGCAAGTTGGTTCGTCGGATAATTTAAGGCTCTTGCTATAGCCTCCTGGGTTTTCCTGGGGGGCTTTCCTTCAAGGTTTTATGTTTGACTATCAAACTCTCTCTGCTTTGGTTTGCTTCATAGCTGGTTTCTTTTTAATTCGTGAGGTTCTCAAATGTATCTGAGTTTTCAGCCTCTTTTAATTATCATGCGACGTGTATGTATTTTGCTGTTGTTTTTGGCCTGTTTTGACGTTCGTGCGGGTTATTTTTACATTCATTATGGGGGGTCTGTGGAGGGTGGGGCGTATAAGGTTATTGTGTATTTGAATGGTGTTTATAACGGTGAGTATTCTATGGGAATGTCACCGGGTCAAACGAGACAGGAATGGGCTGATGATAATGATGGCACGTATAGGACATTGTCATCTAACTTGCCTGCTGGTGTGTGGGTGGTCGTTCAGACTATGATGCCTCCGATAACTGGGCTTACTTTTGAGTTGGGGGGTGGGGCGCCGCCTGTCTGGAGTTACGACATGCCGATTCATAATCCGAATCCATACGACCAAACATTTGACTGGGTTGGCCCTGATGGTGTGCATCATTCTGTCCGAATTTCGGCTGGTGGGGATTATCATTTGGCATACTCTGGTCCTGACAAAGGCGATATTTCGTTTACAGATACGACACCGGGCAGGGCTGGTGATTCTGCGTTTACTGTTCCTGGGAGTGATGTTGGATGGTCTAGTGAGACACCGACACCGCAAAACCTGGAGTTGGAAGGTAAGGGTTTGGCTCCTCGTTCTGTGCTTAACTTGGGGACAAATGGCCCGTTAAATTTTAATGGTGAAGGTCCAGGGGCGTGGGCATTGGATTCTACGGTGCGGGAGGGATTCAATCAAACTTTCAATATGCAACAGCAGGGCTTTGCGGGCATACTTGCGGCATTTGGTCGGCAAGCCACTGCGTTATCTGGTATTAATTCGTCGTTGGGCACGGTAGCTAGTGCTTTATCCGGTATTAATTCGTCTTTGGCCACGGTAAACAGTTCGTTGACGGGTATTAAAGTTGATACTGGTTTGATCAAAACGGATGCAGATTCGATTAAAGATAGTACTGCAATGACAACAAATATATTAGGAAATCTTAAAACAAATTTCAATCAATTCCGTGAGGATTTTCAGGCGTTTACAAATCAAGCTGAGTATTCGGCGCGCCAGATTCAAACTAATTCTACATACGGTCATTTAACAAATGGGGCTATTGGTGCGATGGAAGCTAGGCTTGGTGCCAGTGAAACAGAGGCGAGGGCTACTACTAACGGCTGGGGTATTGGTTCAATTGCTACTGCTGCGAGTTTGGAAGATCTAACGTCTGATTTGGCTGCTAACTCGGATATTTGGGTTCTGGACATGGCTGGTCATTCAGTCGATCTAAATCCGTTTCATCAAGCTTGGTTCGTTGCTCTTGGCAATTGGACTAGATTAGCTGTTGGCATTCTTGTTCATACTTGGGTTTTAATTCTGGTTATCAACGGTGTAATTCATACGATTGAAGTTAGTGGTCTTTCGCCTGCGCAGTCGTCGGCAAGTAATTTGCCTTTTGCTGGGACTACTATTGCAGTATGCGTTGCTGTTGTTATGTATGGGCTTTTCGCTGGTTTGTGTTCTCATTTAATTGGTCTTGTTATTGGTGTGCGTGGGGATGGTTTGAATGCTCTGACTATGGGTGGGGCTTTGGTTAGCGGTTGGCCGGTATATATTCAGGTGGCGGTCGGCTTGTTGGCGCATTTTATTCCGTTCGCCGTTTGTTTGTCGGCGTTGGTTCAACGGATTGGTATTCAGTTTTACTGCATTGGCGCATTTTTCGTGTACAATAGAATTCAACACAAGGCTGTGGCGTGAGAGTTTTTTGTTACCTATTACGGGCTGCAGTCTTTCTGGTTGTTGCGTTTGGATTTGTTGAGGATTCTTTTGCTCGTCAATGGGTTCTTTATAACGGCACCACGAATAATGTCTTAATGATTTATTCGGATGTGGGCTCGGCGGCGGTTAGCACGTTAGTTGTGGGGCCGGTTCTTTCGTCTGTGGTGGCTGTTGACGGTCTTTGTGAGGTTGCGTGCGGTGGAAGTACGGTTAGCCTGTTTTGGGATGATGGGAAGCGGGGTACGTTGAAAAGCTGGCTGGTTGCGGGTTTATCTGGCAAGTTGGACGTTCGTTGGGAAAGTTATGATGATAATACCTACTGGCTTCTTTATGGCATCGGCTTTGGTTCTGTGGTTTATGGCTTGCAAGCTGCTCGTAGGGTTGTCATTGGTGATCGGCTTGGGCGGGATTCAGGTAATAGCGTCCGTGCGCATTAAGTTTTTTGTGGGTTAATTATGAAAAGATTTCTCGTCCTTGTTTACTGTTCCTTTATCTGGTCGTTCGTTCGTTCTATCGTGCGTTCGATACTGCGCAAGGGGGGGCTTGTTTTGTTTATGGCGTGTGGTGTGTTTGGAGTTATAACAACGGATTATAGGCTTGTTAGATTTGAGAATTGGACGGCGACAAACGCGTATTGTGGTGCTCCGGGGATGGTTAATTTTGTTCTGCCTGTTGGTGCGTCTGATGTTTTGTTTGGTGTGCCTGCAGCAATGTCACTTGTTGTTAGATATAAATCGTCGGTTGGTACTAATTGGTTGACAAACACTGTAGATGCGGCTCATGATCATATCTCTGTTTCCGGTTCTTCGTTTTATTCAGCCGCGGATAAATCAGATCAAAATATTTATTGGCTTGTTTACGGCATCGGGTTCGGTGCTGTTGTTTATGGTTTTCAAGCTGGCCGGAGGATTGTTACTCGGGTTATCGGGGAAGATCAGGGGGATGCAGTATGAAGAACTCGGTTAGGCTTTGCCAGGTTCATGTTGTATCGCGGTGGAGTTCTCGTCGGTGGGTTTTTGCGTCGATGGCAGAGGCTCATCGTTGTATTTTTTGGGTGTGGTGGTGGCGGGTCGTTGGGGATTCGGTTAATGATAGCGTTAAGGAGATTTTGCATTTATGATTTCTTTCGTTTGCGGAATTGCGGGGGGCGGCAAGAGCATGTATGCCACGTCTCTTTTGATTGCTGAGTGTCTAAAGGGTGATCGCTGTATCGTGACAAATTTGGCGATAACGTTGCCCGGGCTTAGCGTGTATTTGGCTGAGCGGGGCTGTCATATTGACGTAAGCGAGCGGGTAAAGCTGCTGGATCAGGATGACGTAAAACGTTTTTTTGAGCACCGTTCTTTCCATGACGGTGCTTGGGAGAAAATTGACATTAAGGATAAGGGGACGGTTTGGCGTGATGCGAGCCATGCGGGGATTCTCTACATTATTGATGAGGCCCACTTATTTTTTGACAGTCGCCAATGGCAGCAAACCGGGCCGGATCTGACCTACTACCTGACACAGCATAGGAAATTTACGGATGACGTTGTTTTTGTCACTCAATTCCTGGACCAGGTAGAAAAGCGGCTGAAGGGTAATTGCGGCGAATTTAATTTCCTTCGGAATCATGGGAATGATCGCTTGTTTGGGTTTCGGCTTCCTTCTGTTTTCCAGCGTCGTTCTTACTACAAGCCACCGGGGCCGGGCACACCTTGCTCGGAGCTTGCCGTCTTCCGGCTGGATGCGGCGGGGCTTGGCTCTTGTTATCGGACTGGGGGCGGCGTTGGAATTACGGGGCTTGCTGATGTCGGCAAGGCACGGAGGGGCATTCCTTGGAAGTGGGCGGTGGTCGTGGGCGTTGTTTGCTTGGGTTTGCTTGCTCTGTTCCCTAAAGTGCTTGCTAGATCTGTGGTGGGGTTCCTTGACCCAAAGAAGGGGGTTGTGAAGTATCCGTCTATGGCGTCCATGGATGCGCGTTCGAATCTTGTTGTTTCCGTGCCAGTAGCGGCAACGCCTCTTGTGGTTGACGTTCCCATTGTTAAGCCTGCTCCGCTCCCGGAGGTTTTTTGCACGGGTTTTTCTTCGATCGGTGGCTTGCGTAGGGTGTACGTGAGCGACGGGCGCACGGTGGATGGTGATCAAGTTGCTCGTAGGTATGCTGATCGGATCGTTTTGAAAGATGGGTCTGTGCTGCCTTATGCCCAAAACGTTGGGGTTCCTGTTTTGGGTGGTGGGGTTCACGCGGCCGATATACCTAAGAGGTTGACAAGGTCTGGGGTGTTTTAGAATTGTGCGCTGTTTAAGCGGCGAGGTTAATTTGTCTTTGTCTTTATCATAAAAGCTCTTAATTTCTTTTATTAGGGCTGCTTCAAACTTCTTTTGGCGTTTGAATTCTCTTGCATGGCTTAAGCGTTTTGGGCATTTTCGCGTTTGTTGACAAACTATGAGTAAACCTCAAATATTAAAAGGTTCATGTGACGCAAGCAATGGTGGTTGCCGTGATGGCGAAAATGGGGCGAAAGGGCGGCAAGATTGGGGGGAAAGTCAAAGGTGTGAAGGGATTTTCCTCGGAGCAAGCCAGAGCGGCAGCGTTGAAACGGTGGCGCAAGCGGTAGAATCGGATTCTGCGGTTTGTTCGATGGGGGAAAATCCGCAGGGTCTTCGCACAGTATATGGTGTATCCCGTCCGGGTGAATCCTGGTCGGATCGTCAAAATGGTTTTTACGAGTTGGGGCGTCTGGCTGATTTGGTTCTGGTGGCTTCGAAGGGTCTTAGCGACAAATATCTTGCTTTGTGTGATTGGATTGTGAAGAGGCAAATGTCGCCTAAGCAGGTGTCCAAGGTGTTGGCATCGCATGGTTTTTCCCCCGTTCGCATTTCCGAGGTGAAGTCCGTTTGTTTTACCAGTGCTGAAATTTACGCGGATTTCAAAGCTCGATTATGCGGGTGGAAAGCGGCGTTGACCCGTATCCGGCAGGGCAATCTTTCCGATGAAGAAAAGCGCAAGCGTTCGATTCAGCGGGTTTATAATCAATTCGAAAAGCTCGATTTGAGGGAGTCTGATCGGCTTTCTCATGAGGGCAACGGGCGTTGGGTGGCCATGGGGCTGCGTCGGGATGTTGTGAAGCGGAAAATCTACAATTTTGGCGGTGGTTTGCAGGTCATCGTCCGATTCAAAAAAACCCCTGCGAAAAAGGAAACAAAATTATGACGAAATCAGAGTTAATGGCGAAAGTTATGGCGGGGGAAACTCTGCGCGTTGGTGAATATCGTGGAAGCTTGGCCGAGCTCACGACGTTTCGGGATAAGGAGACGGGCAAGTCGGCTTCATATTGGAAGCTTACGCATAATATGGAGTTTGGCGCGATTGCTGAGCGGGTCCTGCAGCGGGTGCCGGATGGGGAGGACCTGAAGGATTATCACGCGCCGTTTAAGAAGGGTCAAACCGTGGTCGTCTTGCTGGCTGGTATTCAGAAGGACAAGGCGTATCAAACGATTATGTACGGGACGCTCGAACTTTTGGCGGCCTAGTTGTGTCGGGGTGGCGTCCGTTGTCCTGGGCTGTCTGTTAAAAATCAATGCGCCAGGGTTCCCCGTCGGTCCACCGGCGGGGTTTTCTTTGGTGAAAGGGTGTTTATGAGGAAAGTAAAAGGTTGGTGGGATTTGCAATATCGCGTGTGGAGCGATGATTGTGGATGGGGTGTGTTTCATGTTTCGATAGAAATTCTGCCGAATTCTGATATCGATGGTTTCGTGCGGGCTTTAAGGAATAGGGGCGGCATTATTGATTTTTTACGCTGGGAAAAGAATGAGCCAAAACAATAAAGGAGTTGACAAATGAGTAATGAGGAATATAAGACTATCATGAAAGACCATGGTCCTTTCGTTTCTGTTTGCGTGGCTGCGCTTTTGGTGGGGGTCTGCCGTCAAAGAATGTATCAATTGGTTGGGTCCCATCGGATTGACAGCTTTCGCTTGCTCGGGCAGGTCATGGTTTGCTCGGGTTCGCTTTGGGAGTGGCGGGCATCTCGCAAAGTTGGTCGTCCAAGGGGTGGAAGGTTGAATCGTGCATGAAAGAAATGCGCCCGGGGCCGTGACGCCGTAGGCGGCACGGCTCCGGCGCTTACCTTGTTTATATTTTAAACAGTTCTCCTATGAAAAAAATCTTTGACTGGGGTCGTCGGTATGATGCGAACGGTGCGGAAATGTTACGCCGGCGTAAAAGCATACCGCGTGCCAATCCGCAAATTGAGTTTGGGTTTGTAAGTAGCTTAGAATCAAGGCGTTATACTTATGAATGGCAAGCGCTTAAAGATTCGGTTGCTTTGGATGAAAATAAAGACGTATCATGATAACGAAAACTGAGTTCGCTTTTAGGGCTTCTGCGGAAAAGCTTTTCGATGATTATCCTGAGGTTTATTTCTGGTCCTTCACCATGAAAAAAGTCATGTCTGACTGGTGTTATTCGGGTGTTTGGAAGCGGTTCATGCACGACGTTGGGCAAATGTATGGCGGTTGTCTGCGGGGGTTGCGGGTTGTCGAGCTCCATAAAACTCATGGTCTGCACTGGCACTGCTTGCTTAATAAGCGGGTCTGGATCGGTGAGGTTTTGCGAATTGGTAAACGCTACGGGGTGGGTCGCATGTCCGTTAGGCGGGCATTTCGGGGCGATATCAATTACCTGATTAAGTACATTTCAAAGGATTTTGGCGGGCCTAAGATTCAAGCGGGCATTCGGCATTGGGGAACAATTGGGGGCTTCGTTGGGGTGCGGGTGGCTGGCGTTGTTGTGGAGTCTCCATTTCATAAGCGGCTCGACCTTTACCGTTTTTATACTGGGGAAAAGAAAGTGCCTTTCCTGGTTTCTCGGCGCTTGTGTGAAATGAGGGGGGCGTCGGATTTGGAGGTCAAGCGGTTGGCTCTTTCGTTTGAGTCGTTCGGTTCAATCTCGCCTGACCCGCTCGATGTGGTTTTGCCGATGAGTTCTAAAGGTGCGTTGGATTACGTTAAACCACCAGGACCGAGCGCTTGGGGGGGTACACCGAGCCGCAACGCTTATGATGGGTTTCGGGCAGGTCGGATTACAGCTGGCGCGCTAGAGGTCATGCACAATGACGGCGAGGCGGCGATACAGCGCTTCCGTCATGGGGTGCATTTGGATGAGGCGGCGAGGTCTGGGGGTGGTAGGTGGCAAGGGTCCTGATGGGCTGCATGCTGTCGGTATTGAAAACCGCAGGTTTGATTTAGGAAGGGGGGGCCCCTGGGGGGGAAGGTAAAAAATTCCTATTTTTTCAGTTCCCTTCGGGGTTCTAGGGTCTTGGCTTTCCGCGTAGCGGGTAGGTTTTTGTTTTTCTTAAACCCCAGTCAATTAGTCAACTATTCACCGGTGGGGATTTACCCCATTATTGGAATTGTGGCTTGTGTTATGCGCTTGCTTCAATCAGTAGGTTAAAATTCAATGAAAGGTTTATTGTGTTTAAGAAACTTCTTCCCTTAGTGGCTCTGGCGCTTTGCGCTTTGGCTCCGTCCGTGTTGGCTGTTAGCACGGATATCAC